TGCCCGGATGCACCGGAAACCCAATTCACTTTGGATACCGCCATCGCAATGAAGCGCGGGTGCACCGAATATTTCGAGCGCAGCAGCGCCGGAAATCCGGTGACAGGTACCTCTTCCACCCGCGTCACAATGTCCACGCCGTAACGGTCGATCGTCCCGTTTTCTTCGCTCTGAACGATGACTTGGCTCTTGATTCCTCGGACTTCGGCAGGCATTCTTCAAGCCATGGCAAGTCAAGCCGGCGGTGCCCGCATGGGATGGGAAAACGGTCAACGCGTCCCTGTGCGCGATGGCAGGGAAATCGAAGATCGTCCACGGCCAGAACGCACCGCCTTGGTCATGGTTCGCCGCCTTGTCGGCCTCATGCTCGCCGATACCCATCCCGCCCTTGGCGTCGAGTGCATGGCCCTTGTCACCGGCATCGGATACCAGGGCGCATCGATGGCCGAGATTGCCCGCCGCCACGCCGTCACCCGCGCCGCCGTCTCCAAACGCTGCGTCGATTTGTGCGATGCCTTCGGGATCGCCCCCGTCCGCGCCATGCGTCCGGAGAAAAACCGCGAGCGCTGCCGCGAAGCCCGGCTTCAATCCCTCACGGAACAATGATCGTCCCGCTGGAATTTGACGTGATGCCCGCGGGCATGGATTCCGTCACCGTCGCCCCATTCATCAAAACCACGCCCACCGGGCTGATCCTCTCAAAAGACCTCACCTTCGAAGAATGGGCCGCCATCGCCGGCAACTTCGGCAAGGCATTGCAGACGGCCGCATGGTGCATCGGCGATTGGATGGTTTACGGCGAACGCAAGTGGGGAAAACAGTTGATCCTCGACGGCGCGGAGTTTGATCCGAAAAAGCCCGACCGCATCCCGAGCCAAGTTTTCGACATGGCGATTGCCTCGACCGGGCTCGACCGCCAGACGCTTTCCCAATACGCGAGCGTGTGCCGGAAGATCCCTCGCGAGGAACGCAAGATTCACCTTTCGTTCGGTCATCACCGGATCCTTGCCCCGCTGCCATCGCCGCAACGGTTGGAATGGCTGGCGCTCTTAGATTCGGAATCTAAGAATGACGTCCCAACCGTGAAGCGGCTGGCGCTGTCCGTTCGGATCGCGGAGGAAAAACCGCGCATCGTCACGGATGAAGAAATCACGTCTCGCGGCGAACAGGCCGGACATGATAACTATGTGCCCCATCTCACACGGCTTTTGACCGTGCTCCGCAAGACGCTCCCGGAAATGAGTCAGGACCAGCGGGAAGCGCTCAAAGAAGATACTGAGCAGTTGCTCGAACTTCTGAACAACCTGTGATCATGGCGGTAACTGTCGGTTCAAAGATTGTTTATGGGGTGAGGGAATTCCCCGAAATCATCCATTTGCCAACTGGCAAAACCCGGTTCCGGATGCGAAACAATGCCCCGTTGATGGCATTCGTCCGCAATGAAAATGGAACATTCCGCTATCTGTTTCATGATTGCGGGAATGAATGGGTCCCGTTCCTAACGGGATTCAATCTTAACGGTTCGCCGGCCTGAGTTCGAATTCTCCAACCAGTCCGCCCGGCTGGATGGCCCGGCTCGTCACTTTGAACGGCCGGTCTTGATAGATCACCGTCGATCCGATTTCCGGCACGGCGGGAAGGTCGGCAAGCAAGACCTTCGATTGCAGGTTTCCCGCTTCGGCAAAGCCGCCCTCGACCAGTTCGCGGGAGAACTCGGACTTCCCCACAATCGCCGTGATCGTCGTAACCCCAAAGGTGATAGACACACCAAAGGCGTCCCGGTGTTCCCGGAACGCCTCGGCAAGTGCGCTGGCGGTTTCGTCCGTCATTCAGCGGGGGCGTCCTTGGCCTTCTTGGAAGGCTTCGGGTCGCGGTTCTCGGCTTCCGGATCGCGGTGGTTGAGAACTTCCGGCTTTTCGGGAATCTCGACGGCCCGCCCGTTGGCAACCAGTTCGGCCGCAAGCGTGTTATCCACGTTTTTGATGACGGTCCCGACTTCGGCGTGTTCACCTTTGATCAGGCAGGCTTCGGTGATTTTCAGATTTTTCATGATGGCTGGAAATGGGCTTGGTGAAGTGAAGCCGGGGAGGAGGAAAACCCATGAACCTCCGCCCCGGCTTGGATCGCTTACGCGGCGAGCGCGTCGAGCATGGCAGCAAACGACTTCGGACGGACCACGCCGCCGTCGTAGTAGGTATTCGCTACCAGGGTGTAGAGACCGAGCTTGGCATTCGCGCTGTCGCGCAGAAGCTCAAGCTGCAAGCCGCCCCAATAGCCGATGATGTAATCCTTGAAGTTTCCGAAGAAAATCGCGGAGCACACGGCACCGGAACCACCCTTGACCAGCGTGCGGCTGATCGCATTGGTGAAGCCCGTGCGGTAACTATTGATCATGTCCGGCGCGAGGTCGGAAATGATGAAGTTTCCTTCCACACCGGAGGATTGCTTCGGCGTGACCTTGAGCTTGGCGCGGACTTGGCCGTTGGTCGCGTAGCGCAGGCTTCCACCAAGTGCATTGGTGGCGTCCACCGCGGCTTCCAGCGCGATCATGTGAGCATACGTCGGCGCGGCACCGGCTGCACCACCGGCAACGCTGCCGATGCTGCCAGTCGCGGCGATGCCCGTCGCTTCCGAAGTTCCGCCACCGTGGAAGAATGCGGCCTCTTGCACGGCCAGCATTTGATTTGTCAGGTGACCACGGATCATGCTTTCGATCGCCACACTCGACTGCATCAGGAGTTGTTGCGACAGATCGATGAAGGCCGGCAGGCGCTTCGGCGAGAGCGAGAGCATCGCGGATGCCGGACTCACTTCATCCGCGGCGGCGTTCTCCGCTTTCTTGGCCGGCGCGGTGCCAGCCGTGAGGCGCGGAAGATCCAGGTTCTGGGTCAGGCCGGTCAGCACGGTTGCGCCCAATGATGCCATCACCGACGCATTGAAGAAGTCGTCGAGCAGGCCCATCTTTTGGGTGGCGATGGTGTGTCCGCCTTCCGCTGCCGTCGAGGTCATGTCCCGTTGGCCGGTCTGGCGCACCAGGAAGGACGGCAGCGTCAGGCCGGGGCCGACGCCAAGGCCGGCGGCCTGGGCTTCGCGTTTCCCTTCCTGAATCATCTCGCGTTCGATCCCGGTCAGCGGCGTGCCGTTGACGAGCGAGCGGATCGCCACACCTAGATCGAACCGGCTGATGTCGCGGCTTTCCTGACGCGAGGCATTGCCGGGCTGATACGGGGTGTTGCGGGAAACCAGCGCTTCGAAAACCTGATTGCGGAATGCATCCGCGGTCAGGCCGTCGGCAATGGCGCGGGCTTCATCGATGACGAGTCCCTGATTGCGGGCTTGGGCGGCGATGGCTCCGATGGTGGAAACGCGAGTCCGCTCGGCAGTGATGCCGCGGGTCACGTCTTCCTGGGTGATCGAAGGCGGAGCTTCGCGAACCACTTGGATTTGCGGCGCGGCGGTCACTTCGGCGGCGCGTTGCGCAACCGGGGCCGCGGGAGTGGTCACCGGGGCCGCGTTGCGCTCGGCTTCGGGAAGCAGATTGCGAAGGGCATCGGTCGAGGCGCTTTCGTCGAAAGCGATATTGAGGGCGCGGAGACGCGCAATGATTTGTTCACGGTTCATGTTCGTGTTTTCTGATAGAGATTGATTGGATTCGTCGGCGGAAGGGTCACCCCGGCCGACTCCGACGGAATCGTCAGCGGGGATGCTCACCAGGCTGAGTTCGTAGGGTTCCCAATCCGTAACCCGCACGGTTTCCACACCGCCGGATTCATTCTTGGTTTCCTGCTTGTGAATCCGATAGCCCACCGAAACCAATCGGCGGATGCCATCTTTCACGTCCTGAAAGATTTCTTCGGCGCGGGCGCTCTTGCCGAACCGGATCACGGCGCGGCCCTTGCGGTCCTTGTCGATTATTGCCATGACCACGACGCCCACTTGGTCGCGCCGGTCGTGCTCGACCAGCACGGCCCCGCCATTGTTCAGGCGGCCCAGCCGCACGTTGCTGGCTTCATGGCCCAGCACTTCGGTTCCGAAATACCGCTCCACGGGGGCCTCGCTGGAAAACGCGATTTCCACCGTGCGATCCTTTTCATTGATCGCGGACCGGTCGAACTCCGCCACGCGGTGCAACATCGCATTCGGATCGTTGCGCGTGGTCAGAAACGGGTTCTTTGCGTTAGGCCGCATCGGAAAATCAGTCAGTGTCAATTTCAGCCACTACGGGCGCGGGCTTGGGCGTGTCCGTGAGTTCCGGCAGTGTCACCCCGAGCGAGGCGGCAAGCTCCGTGTCGGCCTTTTGGGATCGCAGCACGTCGTAAATGTCGCCGCCTTGCTGGGCGATGACTTGCCGCAGCGAGGTTTGCCCGGAACGGATGCCAAGAATCGCGGCCTCCATGTCCTTTTTGGGATCCACCCATGACCAGCGGCGGCCTTGGAATTCCGGCACGTCGAACTTCCATTTCTTTTCGTAGGGCAGGCCAAGGCGGCCGGATAGAAGTTCGAGCGAGAGCCATTCCGAAAAAATGTCCTCGCACATGTGTTCGATCAAAAAGCGCTGGATGGCTTTCCAGACTTCGCGCTCTTCGATCAGGCCGGCGCGGATCGACGAATAATTGACGCCCTCCAAGTCGCTCGATAGCGTGTTGTAACTGATCCCGAGTGATGACGCCACGCCGCGGAGCCCACTCTTCACAAAGTCGCCATAGCCGGAATTCGGATGGTCACTCGACCACGATTTGAAATCCACGCCCGGCGGAAGTTCTTCGATGGTGCCGGGGCTGGCATCCATGGAAAGATTCCCCTCGCCGTCAATTTCCCCGTCCCATCCGTCCGGGGTATTCTTGGTGAAAAAGCCCATCTTGGCGGCTCCTGTCCGAGCGGCGACAAGCTCGGCTTCCGCGTAGCCGTCGAGCATTTTCAAACGAGTCATGGAGGCAACCAGCCATGGAATCCCCCGGCTCTGGTCGGGCCGCTCGGACAGGAAGAGATGCAGGATGTCTTCGGCTGGAATCCTCACGCGGCTTCCGGCGTTGGATTGAAAATCCATGTCGCCGGGGTGCCGTCCAAGCAGGTGGTACGCGACGACGGCGCGGTTGCCGTCGATTTCCACACCAAAGCGGACTTCGTTCCCATTGCTGGCGATGAAGTTCGCGTTTTCGTCGAGCAAGTCGGCTTCGATGATTTGGAGGCGGAGCCCGTCGCGCTGGCGGATCTTGCGCAGCAGGATTTCCCCGTCACGGCCCAGCGAGCGAACGACGATCCGTTGCACGTCCCGCCAACTATGCCGTCCGCAGATCGTGCATTTGCCTTTGCGGCCCCACTGCCACCAGGCGTTTTCAATCCGGTCATTGGCGATTTCGTCGAAGCGCTCCGTTCCATCACGGCCGATTTCCCGAATCCGCATTTGGAGGGAAATCCCGGCCTCGCCGACCACGTTGTTTTCCAGTGTCCGGAGAAAGCCGCGAGCCCATTCATTGTTCCGTTCAAGGTCGCGGCATCGGCTCCGCAGGGCGGAGAGGCGGCCCCGCATGGCGGCATCGGCGGAGAGCGGGGCAATGATCCAATCGGCGGTAAGCCGCGAGGTGTTCGCGCCGGAGAAATTGCGGGCACCGGGTTTCGCGGATCGGCGTCCGCCGAAGAAATTTCGAAGGGCGATCAGCATGACGGGAAGTTGATTTTGATGGTGCGGCGTTTGGTCCCTCCGGAGAGGATGCTTTCGAGTGAACGCTCTTCCTGCCGGAGCTTGTCCCGGATCCGCATCAGCTTTTCCACGTCCGCGAGGGTGTAAGTCTGATCGCCGAAGGAAACGCTCTGGTTGGTTTTCCCGAGTAGCTTCGTGATCGACGCACTACACGCGGCCAACATGGCTTGAACTTCGGTCAGGCGTTCTTCGTTCGTCACGCCGTCGGCGGACTGTCAACCCTTCGGGATTTGGTCAGCACTTGCGCCAGATTCCGCGTTCAAGGTAGCCATGCCATTCCCCGCGGCCGTCCATGATCCGGATCGACGGGGAAACCGTAATGGTTCCGTCTTCATGTTCCGTCACGTCGTGGTTCCCAAGGCATCCCATCATGAAACCGGGCGGCCAGGCGTACCACACCCCATCCCGACATTTGCCATATTCGCCTTCCGCAAGATCAAGGAAACCTTTCTCTCCAATGAACTTGCGCGTGCCTTTCATGGGACAGATCGACAGTCAAATTCACCACTGGTTCACCCATCCGCCACCGCGGCGGGGCGGGCGTTTTTTCTTTTCCTTGGCTGGCGGGGCTTCCTGTTTTTTGTCCACCGGAACGAATGATTCCGCGAGGCGCTTCCAGTTCACGTTCAGCAGTTGGAGCGATGCCAGGGCATAAACGCGGGTGTCGAGCGCTTCGTTGCGGGCCTTGCTCGGGTTCTCAAACCGGGAAAAGGGAACCCCGTTCTTGTAGCGGGTCACCTTCGTTTCCGCCGTCAACTGGCGGAACCAGGTTTCATCCCGGTCGGATGGAAAGTGCATGTAGCCCGGCCCAAGGTCGGCGGTCTGAATCCGGGAATAAATGATGTCCTTGGCGGTGTCCGTGCCGACGGCAAACAGCGCGGCCCGCACCGTGCCTTGCCGGGTCGGCCTCGAAACCAGCGGAATCCCCGGCCCGCCGCGGCCCTTGCATGCATAGATTTTCCGGCGCTCCCGCTTCTTGGTGAACTGATAGACCGCCTTCGCCTTGTGGCCTGAGTCAAGAAACGCGGCCATCACGGCGAGTTCCACGCCGCAAGGATGCGTCCACTTCCGTTCAAGTTGCGCGTCCACTTCCGCTTGCACTTCGGGGCGGTTGAAATCGCCCATGATCACGACGTAATCCAGTGACCAGCTTTCTTCATCGGTGCCCCATGCCACGAATTCGATTTCGATCCGGTCGCCTTGGATGTCGGCCCCGGCGGTGATGATGAATCCGCCGGCCGGGAAGTCGCCCCAATTCTCCCGGCGTTGCATCAGCGGTTCCCATGCGACGGACTCGCCTTCATCCTCCCACGTCTCGGCAAGGAAGGTGTTCACCCATGTTCGCAAGACTTCCTTCCCCTTGCGCTTCGCGCTCAGATGCTCCGCCACCATTTGATGCAAGCGGTTCTTGTATCCCCGTTTGTGGCGGAAGAGCGAAGCCAGGCCGTTCAGATGGTAGCCGCGGAGCGTCCGCTCGGGATAGGCCGGAACCCATCCGCCCGGCTTGCTACCTTCACGGACCATCCAGCGGCGTTCCTCGTCAGTCAGCTTCGCTTCGCACCCGGGATTCTCGCACTGATACAAGGCATCGGACCCGTCTCCATCGGGATCATATCGGACCTGTGCCCATTTCATCGTTTGCTTGTGCCCACACTTTGGACATGGGCAGTAAAGCCGGCGCTGGTCGCTTTCCTCATATCTTGCTTCGATCCGGGAAATCCCTTTCACCGTCGGCGTCGAGGTTTCGAAGATTACCGGATTCCAGAATGTTTCCGTGCGGCGGATCGCCAGCGATGCCGGGTCGCCGTCGCTTCCGGCGCTGGTCGGAAAGCGGTCTTCCTCATCCAGCAAGACCACGCGCCGCGGGCGGCTGGCGAGTCCGCTCGGGGCGTTCGCACCGGCCATCGCGATATTGCCGCCGGGGAATGTCTTGTGAAGCAGCGTGTTCCCGCTGTCCCGGCTCCGCGGGTCGGTCACCTTGTCGCGAAGCGCTGGCGTGTCTCGGATCATCGGTGCCAGCCGCTCTTTCGACCACGATTCCGCAAGGTCAATCGTCGGCTGAACCATCAGGATCGGAGCCGGTTCGACGTCCATGAAGTATCCGACCACGTTGTTCAGCACTTCGGTTTTTC